CAAAATCTGCTCAAAGCTGGCCACGTCCGGGCCGAGCGCCAACCCGCCGCCCTTCATCGGGATATTGACTTCCGTCGTCCCGCTGGCAATGCCGACATCCTGGTCGAGTTGGTTGACGGCGATATTGTCGAGGATCGTTCCTGTACCTGGGTATTTGTAAGTCGCAGCGACTTCCGTTCCAGCAACAGACTCACGCCCAAACTGTATCCTGCGGAGTTTCTTTCGTCCACCTGCCATTATTCACCTACCTTTTTGCTTGGTTTTTCTTCTTTCTTAGGTTGTACTTTTTCATACAGCCCGCACGATTGCAGAACTTTTTCATCTAAATCAAATATCAATAAATCGCGGGCGGTCAGGTCACGCTTGGGGATACCAAACATCCAGCGCCCATTGCCAACATAACGATAACGAATGTCAAGATTTATCATAAGCCGTTTCTCCTTGCTACCTGTGAAATGTTGTCATCGATCTCTTTCGGTAGTTTTGCGACTTCTTCGTCGCTGACATCCCGCAGTAGCGGCCAGCGCCCCGGTAGGGCGTGCATCCAGGCCTGCTCCAACCCGTAGGCGTTGCCGACCACATATTTTGTATAAGGTACGGTATTGCTGATGGTGTAGCCGTTCGAACGCGGGGTGATCGTCCAACCGCGATAAAGCCGATAGGTGCGTTGATAACTGGGCAGTTCGGGCGGTGGGGGATACTTGACGCGCTTGACGATGGCCTGCTCAGTGCGGTAAATCTGCAAGCGCCCGATCTGCGGGATCTCCGCTGCCAAATCTTGCAAGCCCATGCGCACCAAATCCGCGCCAACAATCTTCAGAGATAGTTGTGTCATCCGATGCTCTCGTCCACCAGCTTGACTTGCTCCATCACGATACGGTAGCCCAGCATGGGGATATTCCCAAAGGGGTATTCAGGGATGAAATAAAAACGTAATTGTGCGAAGGTATCAATCGAGTTCGAGAAATGCCCGCCGCTGCCCACCACTTCAGCGACCAAATCCACTTTCAGTTCGTCAAGCGCGGCATTGAACAGCGGGAACAGCGTCCCCAAACTCCATTCGGTCGGAGCAAGGATGTCAATCGCAATATTGACCAAATCAATCAAGCCCTGCGTGATGTCGTTGCCCGCTTCGCCGTCCAATAGATAGACCATCGCAAAGGGGTACTCGCCCTGAATATCGTTCGGGAGCGATTGCGTTCCCTTGATGCTATCCGCTGCGGCTACAACGGTTGCAATGGCAGGGATACAGGTCGTCAGGTCTTGGCTCATGATAGGCGCTTTCGGAAGGGTAGCAGCAGGTTATACACGTCCTTGTCCATGTCAGGCACTTTGAGCGTGACCGTCCCGACCGCGGAAGCCGCAGAGACACCCAAAATGGTCTGGTAGCGTTTGTGCAAGCGTAGCGCCCACAAGATACAGGCTTGATGCACCTGCGCGGGTACGGCGCTCCAACCATAAGGAGCGGTTACTTTCATGCTTTTGCGGTGCAACGGAAAGGTATAAATACCCTGCGGGGACACTTCGATGATCTCATAAGGCCAGCCGTTGCGCGGGTTGTAGGGCGCGAGATAATAATCGGTCGTTGCCCAGGTGTACTCATAGCTGCCGTCACCGTCTAAGTCGGACTGGATGACAAGCCCGCTGGTCGAGTAGATGTCATCCACGTAAAGCTCGTCGTCTTTGTCGGGCGTGTAATAACGGGCGGCGGTATCCTGGTAAAAATGCCGCCAACAAAATTCGTCAATAGCGCGGCTGACCGCTTCCACTTCACGCTCGATGACGGTATCGTGGTCTGAGTTGCTGATATTCAGCACGTCCGCCGCTTTCATTTCGGCTAGAGTTGTGTAACCGTTGGTAATGGTCATTGCAGCCACTTTCTCCAATCATCGCGGGGGATAACGCTGTCAGGGACATAGGTATCCGGGGAGATATTCAAGACCGTTGCCTGCTCTAAGTGCGAGTAATGTCGATACTCATCGAACCAGGGTGCGGGGTCAAGCCCTTGAAAGTTGTACGGGTTGAAGCCCCAAAAATGCTGCGCTTCTTCACCCGGTTTGTGTTCAATGCCAATCAACAGCATGGTCGTAAATCCCATGAAATAGGCCAACTGAAAGACTGCGCCCATGACCCTATCAAATGCAATGCCGCGCACCAGCGCATCCACATCCCAGGGCTTCCAGGTCACGTTCTCACGGCGGCGGCGGAAGCGATAGAAGTTATCACCCTCGATGGCGTCCAAATCCAGCGTAGGGACGAACTTCGGCACATCCTGGTAAGCCGCCTGGATCTCAGCGCCAAACTTGCGAAAGAGAAGCATGTCCACGCCGACATAATAGGTAGGCTGATAATCCGCGTACTTGCACAGCGTATTGACCCCGAAAGATGGATAACTGAACCATTCCGGGGGTGTCTGCAAAAGGTTAGTGCCCAGCCCGACGATCAGGCAGGTTTCGCCTTTATGCTTCATGTAATAGCTGCGCGTTTCATCTTCCCAGGTCATTAGTTCCAATTCCTGTTCTTTTCAAATCCCAGGCGGACGAGCGTTTCCGTCTTGTCGTACTTTTTGAATAGCTGCGTGATCTCAGGTGTGAACTCGTAGCGCCAGCCGCCCGTCTTGCCCTTGCGGAATGTCACGCTTTTGCGCTTGGTGCGTTGCACAATGTTCTCTATCAATTGGTTGACGACTGCGCGGTTTAGCTTCATTTCCGTTTCGCCTGTCTGCAATAGCTCCATCGAGACAAGGTAATGCAAGAAGTCACGCGCTATACGGTTGGTCTGCAACCGCAGATCGCGGTACTTGATCGGAAACACCCAGGGCTTTGACAGCCAGGGTTCGAAGGAAGCCCAGCGCGAGAAAATACCGTCATAGTCACTAATTCCGGTGATGACCAGTCTCATCACGCCTTCTAAGTCGTCGGGGTATATCTCCCGCGCCGGGTGTTTCAAATCTTCGTTGTCGCTCAGGATGTGGTAAGCCTGCGAGACAACCACATCGCGCAAGTCTCGGTAAATCAAGACCACGCAAAAACCCAGGCCGGTCAGCATCGTTTCCAACTCTTGCGAATGCCCGCTGTGCCCTTTGATGTACTGCCCCGGTTTCAAAAGCGCCAACACAGATAACTTGTCCATGTTCAGCCTGATGTTCGTCCAGGCGTTTGTACCGAGCCAGTTCTTTGTCATGAACGGCTTGTACACTTCACTGACCATCAGGTCAGCCATGTGTAAGCCTGATTTTGGGAAACCGTTCAGATACAGCGGGGGCAGTTGCATTAATCGTCTGTCAGATCAAGGAAATACAACTTGACCGAGCCAATGCCACCCGCACCGCCGGACGACACAGCCAGCTTGGGATTGCCGACGAACAGCGGGAAAGTGTGCGTTGTCAGGTCGCTGCCGTCCGTATCTAGTTGCTGCAAAGTGCGTGGGTATTTGCGGACGTTGGAAGTCCCGGCACTGGCCTTCAGGTAAATCGTGATGCTTGCGCCGTCGTTGGTTTCGTCGGTCACGGTGATCGTTGCGCCTGTGTCAATTGTGCCGGGGATGTAGTCCAGCGCGACCAACCAGCCTTGAAAGGACTGAGTAGATGTAGCTGAACCTGCGCCCGAACCGTTGCAGGTAACTTTTAGGGTGCAATCTTTCATGCTTCCTCCTCTACTACTTCTTCGAAGCGCCCATAGTAAACGTGATACAAGCCGTCAAATACCTTGCTGGGGATGACATCGCCATCACAGCAAGTTGGGCAGGGTCTTTCCCCAGGGTGGTCGGGGGCGTCGCCCCACGATACCACCCCGGTTCCATTGCAACCCGGACAGACTATATAAAGCCTGAGCCTGTCTGCCATTGTTTACTCTTTCGCTTTTTTGGAAGTCTTTTTGGGTTCTTCTGCTGGTTCGGGTTCGGCGCGCTCGGCCTGCCCGGATGCAACCAAGAGAACAGCGGCATCATGCTCAACTTCTTGTACTTCGCCGTTTTTTAATTTGAGTTTCATGGTTATTCTCCTGATCCGCCAAGCAATGAGCCGTTACCATAACAACCATTCGCGCTACGGCAACTCTGAATTGGGTCCGTTGCGGTGATGTACAAATCGACCAGATCCAAGATACCTGAATTGTCATCCACGCCAATGGCCATCGTTTGGCCAGCGCCAACAAATACACAGCGCTCCACGATGGATGACGGACCGACCAGGTTGGTTGAGATTTCAATGCCTGCGGTGTCAATTTGTGTGAAGCGGCAATCCCTAATCAAGTTATGGCTGAAGCTGTCGTTTGCGTCGGCGTAGTTCACGTCCAGCCCTTTGTCTAGGCAGTCAAATTCACAATCAATGAACTTGTTTCCGACTGCGTCACTGGTCACAAAACCTACTGCAGTGGCGGTCTCGGCAGGTCCAGAGAAACGGCAGTTGATGAACGTGTTGTTGTTCGCAATCGCGGCATCGAATACAGCCGCGCCGCCCGCGGTAGCTGCGGTTTCAAAACAGATATTGATGAAAGTTGTATTGATACAGGCGTTCACATCCACGGGAACACCTGAAGCGGGTTTGATCTTGACACCATTCTGCGCGTCGCGCAAATCGTACCCAAGACCGACGATGGTTGCCCCATAAGGCAGGCTCGTCAAATTCTCGGCGTATGTTCCAGGGGCAACCACAAGCACGTCGTGACGCGCCCAGGGGCTATCCGCCCAATCAATGCGCCCGTTCATGACGGTGATCATCCGCGCTAATGTGCTGGATGGGTTCTGCTTGTCAAGCCCGCTATTGGTAGTATTGCCCCGGTTGACATCCGCATAATAGACGTTGCTTTCTGCGTCCATCGGAAAATCAACGGGAAGATACCCGTCAACCAAGTCAGACAGGCTTGCAACCCCTTTTCGTAAAATATATGTACCACTCATTTTTATTTCTCCTTTGCCTATCCCCCGCCCAAAACAGGGCGGGGTTTTCAGGCTGTCATATCAGAGTTCTTAAACTGTCAGGCCGTAGGTAATCGCAGCGGCTTCCGTATCACGGTAGTTCATGCCGACCCGCATCCAGGCGACCAATTGGTAAGCATCCGCATCCGCTACGCGGACCGTCTCGATGCTCATCATGCGCTTGTAGGCAAATTTCCATTGATCCCAGCGCACAGCCAGAATGGAACCGCTTACATTGTTAGCGGCGGTGTCCTGGTCAACTTTGCCCGCCGTGTTCGCCTTGCGGACTGCGCTCTTGTAGTGCATGAACCAGGATGGGAACAGGCGATAGCCCCACAAACCGGTCAGTACGCCGCTTTGCAGGGTCGCGTTCTCCCAGACATCCTTCGTCTTGACACTTGCCATTTCAAGCGATTTTTTGTAAACATGGGGGTCAACGATGAACGAGCATTTGCTCATATCAGCGCCAGCCAGCCCAGCCGTACCCATGAGCCACATGGTTTCCAGATAATCATCCTCATCAAGCGTTCCACCTGCGCGACTGTTCGCGGTATTGGTGACCAGCGCCAGTTTGCGGAAGCCATCAAACAGGGTGAACAGGTCGCGGGTCGTGCCGGTCACAGTCGGGCTGCCTGCGATGTCGTTGATATTGGTGGAGGCAGTCGAGGCGGTATCGCCGTCGATGACCAAATGCTCAAGCTGTTCCTTGCCGGAGATTTCCAGTTGAGCCCGCGCCTGCGGCACAAAGCGGATAACGCTATCTTCGGTCAACTCGCCGGTGTACCAGCCGGTCGCGCCCATCTTGCCAACTGTGATTTCACGGTTGGTCGGAGTCGTGATCTGTGTCCCGCTGATGGTGGGGGCGGGTTTCTTCAAGGTCGCATCGGTGCTTGATGCTTCCGGTGCGGCGTACCAGGTGAAGTCCGTTCCTTCAATAGCAATCGTGCTAGACGAGAAACCATCGGGGATGACCTGTTTCGGGATCATGCTCACGATCTCGGTCTTTTCGCGAATGGCCATCCACAAATCGCGGGAATAAGCCGTGTGTACCCAGTTCCCGCCATCGGTCGTGCCGCCGGTGTACATCGGGTCGCCTGCGGCTTTCAGGGCGTCACCGTCGTCTTTGTAAGCGTCCTTGTCCATCGGCAAGCCTGCGGCCTTCATCGCTTCGGTGTAGTAGCTCGCCAGTTCACGTTCTTTCGGCTCGGCTTTATCTTCAAGCATCTTGATCGCCAGCGCCTTATAAGCGGCAGGGCGTACCGCGGACATCTTGCCAGCGTGGGAAAATTCCTGCATCAGCTTGATCGCCAAGCCCAACTCGCCAGCGGAAAGCCCGTCATAAGAGCGGGTATCCGCGAATTGCGCCTGGTGCGGTGCGCCAGAATATCCACCCATCGGAAGGCGGTTTGCTTCGGCCATTTTCGCGGCGACGCGCTTCTCAACCTCAGCGTCGATGCGCTCCTGCTCGGCCTTCTCTTGGACTGCTTTTTCTTCAGCTTCGACTTTCGCGGCCAGTTCCAGGGCTTCTTGCTGCTTCGCCAATTTCGCTTCGAGTTTCATCAACTCGTCAAGCTCTTTAGCTTCGTCGTCGGTCAATTCGGCTTTGATGGCCAGCGCCTTGATCGCGGCGCGTACTTCTTTCAGTGTTTTCATGATAATTACTCCTTATTCGTCAAACGTACTCATCAGATACCTTGCCCGCTTCTGTAAATTCTTCTTAGCGATTTTTGCCGCCTTCTCATCGGCCTTTGGCTCATCGTTTTCAGGTTCGTCTACATCGTCGGGAAAAGTTAATCCTGCTTGTTCATAGGTTGCTTTCAGGGCAGGCACAGCCACCGCATACGGGTGCGCCTGCCTGCGCTTGCCAGTATTGTTCTCCCATAGGCTCAATTCGCCCATGTGCCATACTGCAATTCGTCCGGGAACGCGCTTGTCATAGGGTCGCATCTTTCCGCCTATTTCCAGGCGCGACAAATACTCGATTGCGCCGCTGCTGGCTACCGCCGCGCCTTGCTGGGCTGCCTGCCATACTTTAGCGGCTTTCTCTTTGGCTTTGTCTAAAATCACATGCCACCACGTGCCATCGCTCTTTTTTGTGGGGTTGATCGCCTTCCCGATAACAACGGGTACGGATGCAAAGCCATTTCCCCCATCGTCAAGACTGTGATAATACACAACCGGGATTTCGGATCCGGATACGATTTGGCTATTCTCGTCGAACCATTGACCGTCGCTGTCAGGACCGTAAGGATTGCCTAAAACATCCAGTTCCCAATTACCAGCAACCTTGACGCTGAATTTCGCGGCAACTGAGCCGGGAGTTGGCAAGCCTTCACGCTTGTATAGTGCTGTCAGCTTACTAATGGCTTGCTCTTTGTTCGGTCCACTATAGACGTTCCCGCGATAGCCGCCATGCAAAGCCGCCCAAGCAGCACCCATCAACCGATGGTCCGGCTTCCCGTCCGTTCCTTTGACGCGCAAATGCCACGTAGAAGGTTTGCCTGCATCTTCTACTACCAGATAATGCCTGGATGGGTGCATCCCGTCTGCTTCGGTTTTATCTACCTTGAATGCTTCTGTTAATTCGCTCAGTGTTTCCATTTTCATAGAGTTGCCGCTTTGCTCATTATGGTCTTTGAACATCTGATAGCAAATCGCAACCGCTTGATCGTTGCTTTCCGCCGTCCCGTCATCTGTCACAATAGGGATACAGCGTGATACAAAATCTCTTTGGCTTTCGCCTGTGCGTGGTTTAGGCATATTTACTCCATAAACGCAAAAAAGCGCGTACACCCAGGATATTTCCTGAGCATACGCGCCATACATCTTAGCCTTGCGTGTCTACCCTTCGTCCACCTTCCCCGCGCCTGTCGGCCTCTGCGGTTGTACTGAACTAAGGTGAATTATTTACCTGTCAGGATTATAGCACAGATTTTATTCTCTCTTTATCATCCACCGCATTTCTCAAGGTCAAGGAACAAGTAAACAAACCTTTTATTTCAGACTGAGAAACAGACAAGCTGATTATCTTATGCGGTTCATCCAAAATCCCAGGGATGGTAACGTCCTGATAAGTAAGAAACGCGGTTCTGATTTTATTCAGTATTTCTGCGGTACAAGTTATCTCTCCTGTAATCGGCATCATTTCTCGCGCTTCTCTTTCTTCCACATTACAACGCCAGCCCAAAACATCGCGCCGAAGAATATCATTCCGATGCCGATAAAACAATTATAGCCAATGTGGACAAGATAAATTAAGTCATTCATGGTATAACCTTTCTGCCATCCGTAAGCCCCGCCCCGAAGTCAGGCAGTAGGGGCGGGCAGGGTGGCGTTTATCCGCTAAAGGGTTCCTGTGGCCGAAGTCTGCAATCGCAGCGCCAGCCGCCACAAGCCAGATCGTGCGACTGCGGCAAAATGTCATCCTGCCACTCCTGCCCGGTCTTGACCTGCCCGGCGCGGTTAAGGCAGTCGTCACAGTGTTCTTCCGTTGCGCCAAATTCCCATTTGAACAAATTCCCCTTTCCCGTTTCGGCAAGCGCCTGGTTGACCAGGTCAGTGTATCTATTTGCCCAAAGCTCGGCGCGGGCTATCAGCGGGTCGATGCTCGTCCCGTTGCGTTTCGCTTCCAGTATCGCTTCGGCCAGATTGTCAATGTAGGCAAACTCTGAAACAACCGCGTTCTGGTAAATCTGCTCCCAGGCTGCTGTCATATCTTTAGCAGGGTCCAAGCCATTCGCCCGCATTCCTTCATTCCATGCTCGGCGCAATTGTCGCTCTACGTATCCCGCCAGGTTGTCCACGAATAAATTGGTGTTGATCTCGCCATTGTACAGCCTGCGGATGTCGCGCACCAAAACGCGGGTATAGTAGCCGACCGTTTTGATTGCGCCTATGTTGCCCAAATCGTCCAGTAAATCGGGTGGAATCAATTGGTTATGATTATCCATCCAATTTACCGCGCCGCTGAATAGATGCTGGTAATCGGGGAAGGTCATTTTACTGTTGCCTTGATCGCTTCCACTGCCAGACGCATACTCTCCACGATTGCCAGCGCATCAGTGTTGCCGTCGTCCAGATAGCCATCGAATAGCTGGTTGACCTGCTTCTCTGTTCCGCAGCTTTTCAGCTTTGCGGCGATCTCGTCAAGCTGTCTGGATGGAATTACATCGCTTGAGAACTTCAAGTCTTTGCCGATGCGCTTCAGGGCGTAGCGCCGAAACTTGCCCATTTCTTCCAAATATTCAGCCTTCATCGGTTCGTCGGGTTCATCCGCCTGCGCATTGTTGCTGTCGGCGGTTACAGGCTGCGGGGCTGCGCCGCTAAAGGAAGGCTTGTTCTTGATCTCGGCTGGCAACAGATTGCCGCGTTCATCGCCCAGCGGGTCTTGCTGGTAAAACTCGGCGCGGATCTCGTCAATCGTGTGCGTGATGGCATAAGTCTCTTGCTCTTTCAATTCCAGCATTCGGTCTGTGATACGCACATCTTCAAACTCGCCGCGCAAGTTCTCACCATACAGTGGAAGTATCTTTTGCTCGATCTTGTTGCTTATATCTTCCAATTCCGGCCAGACCGTGAAGTTGCGGAAAATGCGCTCACCTGTCTCCGAGTTGGCTACGTTGGCATTGATCGCCAGCATCGAAGCAAGACCGGGGGCAATCACGTTATACATCGTTTCGGTGTTGTCTCTCAGCCCTGCCAAGAAATCCATGTCTTTTTTGGTGGCGGCGGCCTGCTTCCACTCTACGCCACCTTTTCCAATGCCACGTAGCATCATCTGCTCTCGCTTGGCTGCCGCATCCTTGAACTGCTGTTGCAACCTGCGCCAGTCGGTGTCGTTGATCGGGTCGGCAAATAACAGCATCCCTTCCAGGCGGGCGTTATTCTGCCCGAAATAACGCGAGTTCCATTCACGGGCGGCAATGTCGCCAATACCTGTCATCGCCAGGCTTTCGAGCATGGAAAGACCGACAAAAGGATTGAAGGGATTGTAACGCTTGAAATGCACAACTTCCCAGGTTTCCAGCGGGATACCAAAGCTCTCAGGGTGTCCGGGGTATCCGCTGCCCTGCCCAAATCCGGGGTCGTACAGATAGCCGCGCAAATACATGCGCTCATCAGGCACGGGCTTTATCCTATCCTGCGGGATCGCCCAAATCTCAGTGGGTGCCGCGCTCTCGTCCGTTTTGTTCAGCCACCAAAAAAAGTTACCCGCCAGCATCTTGCCGATGATGGTCGCTCGCCGGAACTCAAGCCCGCTGTCCATCGGGTTCGGGTTGTTGAGCAACTGCTCGAACGGGTGGTTGTTGATCTCAACGGTTTCTTCGTCGCTTTTGTACTGCATCACCTTGTACTTTTGCGGTGCGCCCAGCTTGCCGGTCATGTCGCAGGCGGTCACCACCGCGGGCACTTTGCGGTACAACTCCGCTTGGTTGCGATAGACAACTGGGTCGGGAATGTTCCACTGCTCGACGTTGGCAGTCTCTAAGAGCCATTCCTCTTTGGTGATCGCAGCTTTATTAGAATATTGCGTAAGATAAGCCATAATGACCTTGCCTTTTCCGCTTCGATTAGTTCCTGCTCCATCGCTTGCAGGCTTTCATCGATTGGGTAAACTTTGCCCCGAAACCAGCGGGCGTAAATCTGCGCGTCGGCGGGTCGCTCAAAGACAATCGGGACCTGTCCTTTCTTGACCCAGCCGTGTTGCTTGATCCAAATACCGAATAAAACCGGCGTTTCTTCGTTCATGCAAACGCCACCAAATCAGCGCCGGAAGGCTGCCCCGCCAGGGAGCCGAAATACCGAAGCGCGTCCATCGCGTGATCGTTCTCTTTGACCGGCTCGTCCTTGTCGCTGCCATCCCGGTTCTGCTTCCAGACGTAGCTTTCAAACTCGTTGATCGTTTCCACACAAAGCGGGGAAACCGTCAGCCCAGGCCGACTGTCACCCGCCAGCGCAAGATGATCCTGTACTGTTTGTATGCCGTCCAGTACGCGCCCTTTTGCGCCGCGTGACGGGATGCTGCTGTCCCGCAGGTCGGCAATCAAGCCCGCTGCGGCTTCGTCCACAACCGCCATGCTGAAAACCGCGCCAAGTTTCTTGATCTCGACATAGCGCCTGATCGCCCTGTACCAGTTATCAGCGCGTGTCACGACTTTCTTTTGTAACACCCCGCGCTTGTAAAACTCTTTGAAGATGTGCCAGCGCCCGTCGTTGTCGATCCCGATCAGCAGGACCACCGCCGGGTTGGTGTAGCCTTCATCCATCGCAAGATAGAACTGCTTGAACTCGGAATAGGGGCGGTATTGGACGTGGACATTCTCATCGAAGGTGTCATAGACCACGCCTTCAGCCGTCGCCCATTCGCCCTTGAACAGCCGCTTGTATCTCATCCCGGTCGTGCTGGCCAACTGCCCCAATGTGCGCCGCCCTTGTTCTGTGATCTCTCCCGTTGCCGGGTCGAATAGCGTCGGGTTGTCTTTGTGGGTGGTACGTATCAACTTCAGTTTCCCAGCCTTCTTGCGCTCCTGAATCCAATGCTTTTTCGGTCCGGGGTTGCAGTCGCCCCAGGTCATCGTATAAGGCATGACCGCACCACGCCCGGTGGTACGGGTCGTGATAGTTTCCCATTCGTCAAGCGTCAACTGCTCTGCCTGACAGACGTAAACGCTGTCACGCTCGGACGATAAGACTTTTCCGGCCTTATCCATGCCGCCTACCCAAACAGTCGCGCCGTTGGAATAGATGTATCTTTCAGGTTTCTTGCCGCCATATGGCTCAACGGGTGCACCTTCTATGACCGTTTCGTAAGTCTGTAATACCGAGCCGTACACATCGGCTTGAGTTTTTCTTACTATCGCGTGTTGGGATTTCGGATACTTCAGGCACATCAAATGCAAGCGCCACATCCCGGCAAGCGTTTTGCCTGTCTCGGCTGGTCCTTCTGCGATGAACTCAGGTTCTTTGCAGTAGAAAAATTTCTCACAAAAAATTTCTCACACCCGCCATAAGGTGTGTAGTCTGCTTCTTTGATGCCAATACCTGCTAGTACTTGATAGGTCATAGTTTATCGGTGTCCGCGCCGACTTTCTTTATCAATATCTCTTTGCCGTCCGGGTTCAGGTCAAATTCCTGCCGTTCTGCATACCCGCGATGTTTCCCTTTTCGTGATAAATGCCATTTAGCGTCCTGCGTATCGCCGCCCTTGATGCTCTTGAACAATGCCGCTTCGCTCATGTCCAGCATGCGTTCATTCTCGTCATTGTATGCCTGTAATACCGTAGGATGATTGTCAATAAACAGACGGGCAGTAGACCAGGAACAGCCAACACGCTCGGCGATTGTGGTGACAATTCCACCGCTGCCTTTTATCGCTTCTATAAACTGGTCTGCTGTAAACCTACTACTCATCCTCGATTTCCTCAATCTCTATTCAATCCGCTTGATTTCCAACTCTGGAAATGCATCCGCCATGCGTTGCAAAGTGACCGCGCAATAAGCGGGGCTTATCTCGATCCCGCGTCCGCGTCTGCCTAAGTTCTGGCAGGCTACAAGGGTTGTGCCGCTTCCGCAAAAAGGTTCATAGACAATGCCTGTTGTGTGTGCGACCAAATCCTGAACTACGTCTAATGGTTTCGCCGTGGTGTGTCCACCACTATCGTCCTGTTGTCCTGCGGTCTTTACAATATAACAGTCGTGATGATAAACGTCTTTTGACCACTCAGGATTTCCTAGACTGGAAACAATAGCAATTTGAGAACACATAAGCCAGCCGCGCCACGGAAAAGTTACATCGGTTTCATCGTAAAACCACAATGCCCGCTGATGTTCATGCCCAAGTTGTCTAATCGCATCTACCCAAATTGGGTACAGTCGTGGCGATTGAAAGTTGATAACCACGCCATTATCAATTGGCATATTCGCAAGACATCCATCAAACAACGCCCGAAGCCCTTTTGGGTCGTCGTTCTCTATTCCTTCTCTATTTATCCCATAAGGGCTATCTGTTACACACGCGCCCGCCTTCTCTCCCCCCATCACCCGCGCCACTACCGCCGGGTCGGTGCAGTCGCCACAAACTAAGCGGTGTTGTCCTATCTGCCACAAGTCCCCCGTCTTGACTTTCCAGAACTCTTGCAACTCATCAGCCCTGCTTATCTGCGGCTCGGCATCTGCGCTCGGTCTTTCTTCAATCCCAAATTCAAAGCGTTCTTTTTCGTTGAAACCGATACTATCAAGGTCTTTTATATCAAAGGTTGGCAATACCAACTCATCCCAGGTTAAGTTAAGTTCTGCTATCCGGTTACTCCCCAATCCTAACCGCCGCGCTCGCGGGTCATTCGCCGTCGGGATGTCATCACGCACCACCACGACCGGCCTTGTCCCGTCTGCATGTACGATGATCGGCTCCACTTCAGGCGAGAATACTTCCCC